CTAAAATTTTTGCATTCATCCCTCAGCTCCCGATTCGCTTGCTTCTTTTAGTGGCTTCCAATGAGTTACTTTTTCCTCAATAAAATAACTAGAATACTCATCACCAATGTAAGCCGTATTTGCATACCATCCTTCTTTGACATAACCGCAGCCGCGATCTTCGTCATAGTCATACCAATCATTATCACCGTGATACTCTTCAGTGAACTTAGGAATAAAATGAGCAACCATTTGGTTTTGGTTCTTAACGGGGTTTGCATCTATCAAAACAAGCACATTTCGTAATGACTCAGGCATGCGGTCTTCAACTGAAATCCATTCTGGCACCGACTGAGCTTTGGCTTTTTCTAGCTCTGCATCACGATGCTTTGCACATCTAAGCCAAGCATCCCAACGGCTATTCATGTTGCTTATTTCTTTCTGAGCAATTTCAGAAGGATTGTTTGATCTAGTCATAAACAGTTCATGCTCATGACTAAAAATAATGTCTCTTCTTCCTTTGTAATATTGGAAGGTATTTAGAAAAGCCTCTCTTTCCTTATTCAAATCTGTCATGCTGCCGTCTCCATATACTTATCTGCCAAATCATGCATTAGTAGGTTTCCTGAACCTGACTCATACCAAATACCTAATTGGCCCTTATATCTAAATCGCAAAAGTTCGTTTTGTTCTGTTCTGCTAAATACATCAGCACCTTGATCTACAAGCCAGTTCGAGAAATCTTCAAAATAAAATGGTGGTACAGCTACTCGGTTTTTATAACTTCGGTTACTGCCATACCGACTTCTTAATATTTGCCAGTCGTTCATGCTGCCACCTTTAATTCTTCGATTGCCTCATCAATCTGTTTATTGAATTGGCGTACATTTTCTTCTAAGCCTTTAATGTCTAGGTCTTTTTCATAGACACGAATAATGATGATCTTTAGTCCTTCCGGTAGACGCGGGTCATAGCTCACAAAGTCACACCATTCACGACGAGTACAAGCCAATTGACTAGTGATTTGAGGGATGTACTCATCTGGTACTTGCTTAGTCAGAAGGGTATTCAAATGCGTTGTAGTATCTGGGCACTTAACTTCGATTTGCCCGTTATCACCTACAAGCCCATCCGGTGAAGCTCCGAACATTTCAATGAAAGGGTGGTCAATTAAACCTGTTCCAACTACAAAGTTACCCGTCTCATTTTCATAAGCCGCGATTGCATAAGGCTCGTTATCAATACCCCATTGCATTGCTTGGTTTGTGAAAATTTCCTTCTGAACGCCAGTGAGGCGCTCAGCTAGAATTATTAAGCCCAATGCATTTAAAGCTTTACCTTTATTTGGCTTGGCATTTAAATCCTTAACTCGGCTTGCTGTGACTTTGCCACAGCGTTCCGAATGCCAATCTTCACTACGCTGGAGAATGTTCATACACTTGTCCTTGTGGTTGATCAGCATGTTGAGCTGCTTCTTTTAATGAAGCGCTATGCTTAGTCCAGAAGTATTTTTTGCAGTCGCCCTGAGGCAATTCAGCGTAGCCAGTTTGCAAAGCTTCTGTACCTTCCATGGCCAAAGCGCGCATGTTGTCTAAATGTTGCTGCTCATAAGCTTCATAACCTTGAGGAAGATCTGAACTAACGGTCTGAACGGTAGGGATATGACAATCATCAATACGACGAGCTTCGTCTTCGTCATAAATACCTGAGAATCCAAAAGCAACACGGGCACATTGAATTAAAGCCTTATGACGTAGCATTCGTTTTGGGTATTTTTTCCAAGGTTCTGAATTACCCTGACACTCGGATAAATACTCGGTAACAACAGTAGGGTGGTTACGGTCTTTTCGGAAAATCTTGCATGTGCATGACTCTTCATCTTGTTCAAACTGGATACCATCACATACAGGATTGTCATTAATAATGCGTGCCCATCCATCAATACCAACAACTGGTGTGATGCCGCCACCTTTGGCAGGGAATGCATAGATTTCTTTTGTAAAAGGATTTAGCTTGTACTGGTTTGCAACAATTAATAGAGAAAGAAATTCATCATTTGTTGCTTTCTTAAATACTGTATTAACAAGAGTATTTGCTAACTCAGCAGGATCAACATCTTGCATATTAAAAGCTGATGCAATCTTGCTAACTTGCGACAAAACAATATTACTCATCTTTTAATCCTCAAAACTTAATAGATACATGTGGAACTAGGCCTTTATTGATTGCTTGCAAAATCTCTTTTCCTTTTGCTTCATCAATACCCAAAGCCAATAAGCCTTTAAGTGCCTCATTACAGATTTTTTTACGGTGTGCGTGGTTAGCTTGGCGCGCTTCTTCTGCTTTGCGCTCAGCCTCTAGCTTTGCAGCTTGTTCAGCTTCAATACGTTTACGTTCTGCTTCGGCAGCATGTTGTGCACGTAATTCAGCAGCTTCTTTTTCAGCAACTAAACGAGCTTCACGTTCAGCGGCTTCACGTTTTTCACGCTCTGCTTTTGCAATAGCTTCTTGTTTTTCACGCTCTACACGTTCAGCTTCTTCTTTGGCTTTACGTTCAGCTTCAAGGCGGGCTTTTTCAGCAGCTTCATGTGCAATGCGTTCTTCATGTTCTCGTTGTAAACGCTCTTGCTCAGCTTTGCGTAAGCGTTCAAGTTCGGCAGATTCAGCTTCGAATTTTTCACGATCCACAAGGGCAGTGCGTAACTTGTCTAAAGTCTCAAGTTTTGCTAGTTTGGCCTCTTGCTCGTATTCCTCAAATGAAGTATCTACTTCAAAACCTTCAAGCTCTAAGATGCGACTTTTAATTTCAATAGACTCTTGATAAGGAGTACGCTCGTCATGAAGGCTTTTAATTGCACGAATATTTGCTTGATGTTTTTCAACACGATCTTTCTCAGCTTGTTCCCAAGCATCGCGTGGTGCCAAAACCTCATTGCGCAATAAATCAAGCTTCTTAACAATTGAGATTCGATCATCATCAATCACTTTGATTTGGGCTTTTTGTTCAGCTACTAATTCTTTGCCGCATTTCTCAATAAGTGTTTTTGACTTACTGATTTTTAACGCAAGCGAACCAATCGCATCACGGCCTTTTTTAGTGCTTACATCTGGCACATGAGAACAAACTTCTTGAGCAATGCGCTCATACAATTCATCTGTACCGCCACGTTTAGCGAAAGCCGCTACAATTACGTTGTGTTCTAATACTTGTAATTCATTAACTTGTGTATTTACTGGCGCATTCATAATCTTCTCCTAATTCTTTTCTACTGGGCGTTGTTCTAATGACAATCCCCAATCTGAAATTGTTTTTCGTGGTTTATTGCCAAAGAAGTGAAGGTACTCATTTGCTGGAAGCCACTTCCCGTAAGTCATTGGCACAGGCGGAACATCAAATCCAAAAATGTCACCATTTGAATCTTGCGCAATGAATTGAACTTCTTCGGGTGCATCCGACCAATCGTATTTAGTCTCCATCACCCACCTCTCAACTCTTCATCAGCCAACTCTTCGGCGTAGTATTTAAGCTGCTCGTTTAAGCTGTTTACTTGTGCTTCTGTGAGCTTGAAACGTAGTCCTGTAGGTGACTCTATGCCGTCTTTATCTACGACTACTGCATGAGTTCTTGTGTCTACTGAAAGCACTTCATATTGCTGATCACGAGCACATTCACTGAACTGGTCATTTACTTCACGAGTATCAAAAGATGATTCAGCTTTGATCTGGCAATTAAGGACATTGCAACCCCAAGTAAGGTCGAAATAAACCGTTTCGCCTTCTACTTGAATGTCACTAGACAAATCCAAGTAAGGAAAGCTAGGGCAGAGCAACTCAGGTTTAGCGAACATATTCATGAGTTAGTACCTCGTATCTTTCTGAGTTGCTCTACAACTTGCTTGATCTCGTCCTCAGTTTTCCAAATACCAATAAATTCATTTCCTTTATCGCCATGAACTTCATAGAAATAACGACGGTATCCATCTGTTTTTCCATCATCTAAGATGTAAACATGACAATCTTCTTCTGGCTCAAAAGGCTTCGGCAGCTCCAACTCAAGCTTGATGGTTTGCGGTTTGAGGCGGAAGCTATATGTTCCAGACTTTAAGTCTTCTACTGACCAGTCCTCATCATTAAAAGGACGCCAATTGCAGCTACCATCCACCCATCTGTATTCAACTTCTTGGTCGTCAAGTGCAGCAATCATTGCCTCAGCCCCGCTAATCAAGCCTTGGGCTTTTAACTTGCTTTGTGCAACAAGGTCACGGAGTTGGGGAAGGGTGAGTTCTTTAAATCCTTCTAATAGTGAAACTGAATCAAATCCTGTGCTGTACCAGTAATCCTCTCCACTATCTGTTGTTGCAATCCATCTTGGATAACCAGCAGGAACAAAACATTCTTTTTTGTAGCCCAACTCAAAAAACAACTCCTGAGCCTCTTTGCTCGCCGCTTCATCTTTAACTTTGATTTTGTAGTTATCCATGAGAGGGCTCCTTGTGCGAATCGACATGTTTCGAGCGCTCAGCAAGCATTGCATCTGCTACTTCATATGCACGAGCAGCTAGAGCTTCTTCATTTGCCCAAGAGAAATCTTCACCTTGAGCCGCCAACTCACCTTGCATAGCTGCGATTGCAAATTGATCGCGTAAAGTTAGTATTTCCATCACTTCACCCCCTCAACCTGAACGCGGACATAAAGGTTTTCTTTTGCTTTGAGTTCGTTGACGTGTTGCTCGTCAGCACAGCCACGTAAGAAGGTAAATACAATGAAAGTGATAACCCAGAAAGCTACGAATGCTTTCGAGCCATCCCTAAAGGCTTGGCTAAACTTGTACTTTTCAATTCTTTGATTCATACTTATCTCCGCATTAGATGCAAACCGCCTAGACTCTGACCCCTATGGCGGTTTTTGTTTATAAGGTGAGTAAAGCATACTTTACCTTGCATACATTGTAAAGCCTACTTTACTAATTATTTTTAAGTACACTTTACTTTTTTGTATGGGCAGTAAAAAACCACTATATGCATAGTGGTTCGGACGAAGCGATTTAGAATTTATTTAGTTAAGTCTTTTGCAATTAACCATTCTTTTTTATCTACATCATATTCAGGCTCTAATAAAGCCAAAATATAACCTGACGCCTCAAATTTAAAATGTTCTTTTGATGGACTGACAAACCCCCAATAAACTAAGTCATTTTTACCTAATAAGTTTTGATACTTATCATTAATTCCAGCAACTAAAGTTGTACCTTCACTATTTGCCAATTGAACTAAAAAACCTTGGATAGAGTTATTATTATGAATAACTTCTTGAATTATCCCAAAACTCATTTGATTTTTTTCAAATAAAGGCTTGTGGATGGTAGTTGCAAAAGAAAAGGCTGACAGATTGTCCTTAAAAATTAATTTTTCCCCAGATGGTTTTTTATAAAAGACCCACCTTTTAATTTTTAATAATAAGAAATACCCCCAAGAAAGCAGAAAGCCAATCGGTAGAAAATACAAAAATAAATGAAAGAAAAAGCCATCTCTTTTTTGAGGAAAATATTCAGGATTTAGTATTTGGTTTAAATCTAAGTTCTCTTTATAAACCCACGATAATAAAGAAATAATCCCTACTGTTAAAAATAAGATGCCTATCCTCTGAATTGGCTCTTTCGAGCCAAATTCCCATATTTTATTTAATCCATTCACTTATATTTCCTCATGTGTAAGACCATCACACCTATAATTGATATATTGTGATTAAGTGATGAAAGTGTTGGGTAGTCTGGATTTAAAGGAACTAATTCAAAAATTTCCCTTCCAAAATCATCATATCCAATTACTCGATACTTCTTGAAAGTTGCCTCATAGTCACCGTTTTGAGCTACCACAAAAGAACCGGGCTGAGGCATTAATGCTGTGTCGATTGTTAAAAGATCACCTGGTTTAAAGTCGGGCAACATACTGTCCCCTTGAACAGTTAGGCTAAACACACTTTTTTCTTTTGCGGATTTATAAGTCGTATAAGTTTCACCTATTGGATTTACCCCATCGTAACCAACAGAGTTAAAAAGGCCAGCTTGTACATAATCTAGTACAGGGATTTTGCTAATTTCATCATTATTAAATACTACATTCGCATCTGATTTTTTATCTAGCAGCATTGGGGCACGTTCGCCAGCAAGCCATTTATGGTTAACACCTAAGAATTCTGCTGCAAGAGTCAAGTTACTGCCATCCAGTTCTTTTGTTGGTCCATTAAACCACTGACCAACACTTGCTTTACTTACTTTACAGAATTCAGCCATTTCTGTGTTTTTTAGTTTTTTATTACGAGTTGATTCGTAGTGTTTTTTGGCTTGATGCATGCGTTCTTGAAGCGAAGACATAATAAAAATTCCCAAATTAGTAAAGCTAGCTTAACTTTTTATAAGTAAAGTTTGCTTGATTTCATTAAGTAAAGTATGCTTTACTTGTCTTTGTTTACTGGAGTAAAGAAAGTGCAAGTACTGATGAAGAAAAGTGACGCCATTCAGGCGTTCAAAACCAAAGTCGGTGTGGCAAAAGCAATTGGGATTAGTAAACAAGCAGTTAGCTTATGGGGCGATATGGTTCCTGAAGGTTCGGCCTCTAAATTATTGCTTGTAAATCCCAACATCCCACACACGATCAAAGCGGCTTAGGTGACGACATGGCCGAGAAATTAACCGCAAGTGTCACCTTTAAGTGCACTGAAAAAATGAAAATCAAATTAGAGCGTATTGCACGTTCTAGAAAGTTAAACGGCTCATCAGAGCTAATGCGTATAGCTGCCATGGACATAATCTTCGAGGTTGAGGAGATGCTTAATTGTCTACAAATGCCTATCGATCTGACCACAGTTACCGAAGATACAAGGAATACACCTGAGCCGTTTGAATTAGAAATGGCACCAAATCCACATAAAACACAGGCACAAAAAAAGCCCAATTGTCGCAACCAATTGAGCCTTATCTGCCATTCCACTGCAAAGCAATGAGATGAAATCGCATGAAGATATTAACAAAAGAGGTGAATCATGGCTAGAGCTAGAAACATCAAACCATCATTTTTTACGAATGATGATCTTGGTGAAATTAATCCACTGGCCAGATTGCTTTTTATAGGCATGTGGACTATCGCCGACTATAAGGGATGTTTTGAATACAAACCGAAACGTTTAAAAGTCCAAATATTGCCGTATGACAACTGTGATATCGAGCAACTCGTGAATGATCTAGAAAAATCTGGATTTATCTCGATTTATTCGGTACGTGGACGGAAGTACATCAAAGCTATTAATTTTACCAAACATCAGAACCCACATAAGAATGAAAGGGAAGGTGGAAGTGAAATTCCAGATATAGATGAATCCGATATTGAAGAAGAGGAAAAATCCTTAAAAAACAATGAGTGGGCGAATATCGAGAATAATCTAGAGCAAGACGGAACTGATCGTGCTGATTCCCTTAACCTGATTCCTGATTCCCTTAACCTGATTCCCTCTACCCCAGAGCCGAAAATCGGGAAGACAGTTGACGAAATGTTCACTGAATTTTGGGAAATATATCCAAATAAAAAATCTGGACCAAAAGCAGCCAAGGAAAAATTCAAAAAGATTAATTTCAAAAAACACAGCTTTGAATTAATCATGACTTCACTTGAAAAACACATTCAGTCACTTGATTGGATCAAGGAAGGTGGAAAGTTTATTCCTCATGCCACTACTTGGATTAATCAAGAACGTTGGAATGCTGATATTGGATCTACTCAACAAACAAGTGGGTTCAACTCAAATTATGGGTATCAGTCTTCACAACAACAAACCATTTCTGAACAAGCGAAATGGGATGAGTTCCTAAATCAAAATCAGATTTGGGATGTCACACCAAAAAAGCCGTTACTGATTGAGGGGGTGGGTCATGCGTGAGTTCACCTTTGAAGACGCTTTACGTCTGATTACTAAAATGCGTGGGTTTTATGGAAAGAAATTCACTGATCAATGGGCAGGTGTAGATCCTAAAGATATCGCTGAATCAATGGTTGAGTGCTTTCAAGGATTAACAGCAGAAGATTTCAAACGTGGTGTAACCAAGATGATGAAATCAACATTCTGTCCAACAGTGCCAGAATTTCGCTCATGGTGTGAGCCTAAAGCATCAGATTGGTTAGATGCTCATGAAGCTTGGGCAATTGCTAAGAACTCAATTGAATACGGCACAGGTCGTGAAATGACTGTGGTGTGGACTGAGCAGGCGGCTAAAGCATTCGAGAAGTGTACTGACTTGGTTGCTACTGGTGACAAGTTCCAATTGGCAGAAGCTAAGAAGATCTTTGTGTCTATCTACGATCGCTTAGTGACTGAAGCTAAGGATCAAGGATTAAAGCCAGTCTACAACGTGAGCTTAGGTTTAGATCCAGACCAACGCATTACAGCTATCAAACAAGCTGAGGTGGCAGGGTTCCTATCAACTCAAGAGACACAGCTTCAGCTTGAGCACAAACAAACAAAAGAAGAGCAGAAAGCCGATAACGAGCGATACAAAACGATTGCACAGAAAGCAATTGCGGAGTTACGCGAAAAGCTAAAGATCCAAGCGCCAGTCAACAAGATGGCTGAGGAAATCAAGGAAGTTCAACCTTGGGAACTCAAACCCGACACTGACTATTGGCCAGATCCTTTTGACCAGAAAGATGACTTCAAAAAAATGCTAGAAGCTGACGGCTTGAAAATGCCGATGGCGTTGAGAGGTGCGGCATGAAGCACACCTTGATCTTAGGCGATTGTCTCGAGCAGATGAAAGAAATTGAGTCAGGTACCGTGGACATGATTCTTTGTGATTTGCCATACGGTACCACTTGCTGTGCATGGGATTCAGTAATTCCTTTTGAGCCTCTTTGGGAGCAATACGAAAGAGTTATTAAAGAGAATGGCGCAATTGTTCTATTTGCAGCTCATCCATTTACAGCAGTACTTGCGACATCAAATCTAAATCTATTTCGCTACGAGTGGATTTGGGAGAAACCTGCAGCTACTGGATTCTTTAATGCACATTTCCAGCCGTTACGTGCACATGAAAACATCCTTGTGTTTTACAAAGCTAAGCCAACATTTAACCCCATCAAAACCTTTGGTCATGAGCGTAAGACAGCCAAGCGTAAAGACATTGGATCAGAACATTACGGCAAGCAAGTAAATATCAAGGCTTACGACTCAACAGAGCGGTACCCACGTTCAGTTCAGTTATTCAGTAGTGATAAGCAAAAAGCTAATTTCCATCCGACCCAGAAGCCAGTTGCTCTTTGTGAGTACTTGATTCGCACATACACAAACGAAGGTGAAACAGTACTCGACAACACAATGGGTAGCGGTACCACGGGTGTTGCATGTGTGAATACAGGTCGCAACTTCATTGGGATAGAGAAAGAGAAAAAGTATTTCGAGATTGCTCAAGAACGTATTGATCAAGCAGGTACTGAAAAGCGTATGCAGCCTGATCTATTTGGAGAAATAGCATGATGCTTTCAGAAATTAGGCAACAATTGGCTGTAGTAGCTCAGCGTAATGGCAGACCAGAGTACGAATTGTGTGTGCTCAAAGCTGTTCAGTTCGCTGTGATGAATGGAACAGATCATCCGCTTAAAGAGTATTTGAATAAACCTCAAGTAGCGCTAAAGAGTGTGTCAACTGTTAAAGGCCCTTCGGCTAAGTCTGGCCCTAAACGCGCTCAAGCAACTGCTGAAGAAATTAAAGCACTTTGTGAATGGGTTTCAGATGAAGTTGGACGTCAAGTCATGCTTGCAGAGAAGGCAGATACAGCACCATCAGTGCTTTGGAGAATCAACAGAACTGGTGCTTGCACGAAAGCTTTGTACACCCGTCTGATGAAAGCCAGAAAGGAAATAGAAAAACATCAAAAAGCTAATCCAATCTTAAAAACTCGTAATGAAGCACTAGCAAAAGGTCTATCTCATTATCAAGGCCGTATGTGTGAGAAGTGCAAAACAACAACTCGCTATGTCACTTGCAACAAGTGTGTTCACTGCATGGCAGAAGCTAATAAGCGCAAAAAGGAGTTAGCAGCATGAAGAAACAACGCAAAGCTCCTAAAGCTCAACACTTCCAATTGTCTTGGAATGTATTCAATGCAGTTGAAATCGTAGAGCAATACGAAAAGCAGTCAGGTGATACAAGTGGTCAACTGCCTTTGCCTGTGCTTATGAAGATTTATCAAGGCTCATTACTCACAGCTCTACAGTTTGGGACTATTCCAAATCATCAAACTTATGGCGTGACTTTCTTCGCAAAGATCAAGAAGGACTCAGGTGAGGAAGGAATTGTAGAGCGTGGGTTCCGTATCGATACACCTATGAAGCTATCAGAGTTCATTAACGGTTACTCAGATTGCTATGTGAACAAAGGGCAAGGACTTAAAACCAAAGGCTGGAAAGGCGCTAAGGAAGAGTGGCTGTCGATGATGGATGAAGAGTTCAAAGGCGATACATGTCTTGATGCTTGGGCAGTGGCTAATTGCCTTCATAGAGCTAATAAGAACGTGACCAAACGTGACGGGGTGAAGGGATGAAGCTAATAATTGGTAATAAATACAAGTGGTCACATGAGCCACAAGTTCTTGTTTACATAGGCACAAAGAACGGATGGCATCAATTCACCTTCAGAGATCGCATTTGGTGTGAGTGCTTAGATTCTGACTTGCCATATATGGAGGAAGTCCAATGAAAGCCACCCAATTCATCAAAGACCACGGTTTAGAGAAGGCGAGAGAGGTTGTTGGTGGTGCGCCTAGCAACGCTGAGAGCTTCCAAGACGGTTATTACTTTCGCACTAAGCCTGAGTTTCAGTTTCACAATGGTTTTCATCCAGTTTGGAATCTAACAGACAACAATGGTGAATGGTTTAAGAAGCGTGGTTTTGAACCAGTGCAAATCAATGATCTCAAAATCCTTTTAGAAAGCCTTCGCATCGTTGAGCAGTTTGGTGGAATTGAGAAAGCAAAGTTCACATCACGCACTAAAAATGGCATGGGTTATTTGAAGGAATGCATTAAAGACCACGAATCAATATACGGAGGCGGTGAATCTCATGCCAACTAGATATAACACAGGCGAGTATAGCTACGATCTTGAATATCACTATGGAGATATGTCAGCAAGCATGGAGATGCTTAGAGCACGTTTAATTGAATTGTTGACTCCTCATCTGTCTGGCCGTTATGTGAAATGGAGAGAAGCATATTTCACATGGTTTACAAAGTGCGGCGGGGATTCGGGGTGGATGTTTTGTGTAGGTCCACACGAATTTCATATTGATGGGGCGTTAAGGCGCTATTACTCAGGTTCTATTGATATTACCTACAACCAGAAAGATCGATATTTCTTGGTGGGTGAGAAAAAGAAAGTCAAATGTAAGGCTTGTAAGGGGTTTGGCTTCATTCGAGATGATGGGTGGGGGCATATAGATAAATGTGAAATGTGTGATGCAGAAAAAGGAGCCAGCCATGAGTGAGTTTGAGGGTAAATCTGGAAAGTGGGCTTGGGAGATTCAAAAAGAACAACAAGCGAATTTAGTTGAGCTAAGAAGTTCAATTGAAAACCTAGTTCAAAAGTATAAACACGATGCTCATGCTTCAAGCCTTTTTGGCGATCAAGATAAAGCACGAGTTTATAACTGCTTTGCTAATCAGTTGAAAAATTTGCTGAAAGGTGGTGCTTGATGTCATCAGTCAGCATTGCTGAATACCGCAAGTTATTTCCGATAAAGAAAAATAAAAAGCGGCGTTCAGCAAAGCAAGTTGCCAGACAACCAAGTGTGGGTGAAATGGTTCTGGCAACGCATTTAAGAGCATGCAAGATCGGTTTTGAACAGGAATATAAGTTCCATCCAAAACGCAAATGGAGAGCT